CGTAGAGAGGCACACTGCCATTCACCAATCTCGTCGCGCCGAGAGGCCAGTGGCATTGCGAAACGCTTCACGTAATCGGGTTGAGCCCGATTTCCACGGCATGTTGACCTTCAAAAATCAGTTGAAGATTAATAGCCGAGAAATGAAGCACGCAAGGCCCCTACAGCCAATCCTGCTGCAAAACGAGGAGTCTTTGTTCAAGCTTGGTCCCTTCTTCGACTTCATGCTGGAGAGCATTTTGAAAGATTTGCCGCCATCCTGCTATGTACACGCAAAGAGATCGATCGCGGACATGCAGGCTTGGGTAAACCAGTACATGCGAGCCGAACAATTCCAGGAGTTGGATATGAGCGGATTCGATGGCACAGTTCGAGGGGGGGCGGTCCATTTGACTGCCTTGCTGATGCGCCGTTATGGGGCTCCAGAGGACATGATTTCGTACTACCTAAATCTCAAGTGCAGTTATCACGTCAATAACAGATGGGTGTTTGGGTTAATGACCCTATCAGGTGAACAGAGTACATACTTCACCAACACCTTCTTTGAATTAGCACGCGAAATTGGGAAGTACCGCCTAACGCCGCAAATTCCTATTGCAGTGTCCGGTGATGACCTCTTACGGCCGGCAACATCACACGTAGTTTCTCCAGAATGGCTCGTCTTCAAAGACGTAGACTTCTGTATCGAGAAACGGACCGTTGTGACGACCGGTGCCTTTTGCTCCTACATGGTGCGTAACGGGGTCCTCGCTAAGGATCCCGTCATACTGTTGCAGAGAACACTAGCCATGTTAGAGGCTGGGAAAGCGGAGGACATCTTGCTAGGGTATGCAGAGCATTGGAGGCTAAATTACCTCAACATCGAGCACATCATGCAAAACCAGATCTGGGGAGAAGAGGAGTTTGCCTGTCACAAGTTGATGACCTTCATGATGATGAATCCGGGTAAGTTTGGATTTCATAAACGTTTGAAATATGATAAACTGCACCTGGTGCCATCTGATTATCGCTATGAGTTAGCTGAAATGCCAGCCACTTTGCTACAAGCGATGAGTGATGTCTTCACAACGACAGTGGTGCCGTTGCGTGAACCCGAGGTGATTGCGCAGTATACCCGCCGCCAGGTTGATCTCCCTTATCACCACGATGACTAGTCAGCCATCGAACCCTTTACCACCAGCGTTGCCGCCAGCAAAAGGACCCGCAGTAGCCGTGAACATTGTCAAGAAGCCGTACACTGATCACGTCAGTTACAGCTTCGAGAATTCCAGTAACCAGGACAGCAAGGTGATGCTGACTCATGATGTCGCCACGCTTCTGGGAAGTGAACTGGATAACACCCCCACAGTACATCTCGTTGAGCTGACTATTGAGTTTCTCTTTAGCGCTCCGAATCAGTACGCACGTGGAAATTTTTGCTACATAAATGACAAAACAACGCACGCTGAGATCGCCATGGAAGAAGGTGGATTCAGTTGCTATTCAGGTCAAAACAATGATCACGCCAAGCAAGGCGTGAGTCTTGACACACCTGAAGGTTGCGATGTGCAGATCAAACCAGTCTCGTCTGTAAAAGGTGTAGCCACCTTGTTCGTCGAGTTAGGCCCAGGAGTTCAAGCCTGTCTGAACATTAAATTCTTGCGCTCAGTTCCGAGGCGCAAGCGTTACAAGTTGCAGACTACCGCCGTCACCCGATCGGGAAACGTGTAGGGCCCAACTTGCTTGGGCCTTCTTTGATATCGAGTTCTGGTCAGACCGATGATCACCAATCAGACCACCCCGTTCAAGGCAGTCAGCACACATCCGTTCATGAGGATGAATCAGATGAGGAAGAAGAGATAGAGCACAGAGGTGTCACACCTCCGTCAGACTCTGTATTCGTATGGAAAGGAATTCGATATACCGTTGAGCAGCCTAGCGCTCCGGTACAAGTTTCTACCAATCCTAAATGGGTTTTCGAGATTTCTAATCTCCGCACGCGTTCCAAACGTGTGCGTTATAAATCTTTTAAAGAATTTGACGATAGATCGGTTGCATGGGAGAACTTAGCTAAATCACACTATAATATGGTGTTTGATCACTTTGTTCAACCCGCCGGTTTCCAATTCGACAAGATTCTAGTAGCAGCCTAAGAAGCGTGAAATTACTCACGCTAGGTTGGGAGTCCGAGGACTTTCGCTACAATAAAAT